GTCTGCGAAATCAATCAATCGTGTCATAAATTTACCCTTTTCTGCTCGAATAACTGAAAGCTCATTGGATTATTAAAATCGGTATCGTTTGCACCGTCTGTAGTATTAAAAATATTCTCATATTCTTTGACCCATGCCAAATAAGAAGTCGAGGCGAAAGTGTAACCCGCCGAGGATATAACCAAAGAATAACTCCCTTTTGACAATTGTAAGGGGTTAGCGAACACTAACGCTTTCCAAAGATGACAATAATTGTCCGATGTGGATAAGTCGCTCTTAATCTCTGCCGAAGTAAATGTTTTACTTGCGATAGTATTAGAACCCGAATCCTTGACTGAAAAAGTGAATGTGCCAGCGGGAGAGTTATGCATATATAAATACGGTCTAATTGCCGCAATTGTGTAGCGTCTGTTGAGATCAACAGTAAATGACTGAGTAAGTGTGGTTTTTAATTCCTCGACGACAAGCGTTGTCATTTCTGCTCTCTTAAATTAAGTGTTACGTCCCAATAGGCAAATGTTCTCGCCTTAACCGACGGTTCCGATTTCATCTTATAGAATCCGTTTAGTCTGTTTTCATTACTTATTATTGTATTTGTATCGTCGCCTATCTTGAACCAGAAAGGCTTTACTGTACGCCGATTGTCGTATACTTCAAAAATTGCGTCCATTTCTGCATTGTTCATAACCTCGAAAGATAAAGAATCTAAATCTTTCTGAGTCCCTATGTCGTCGATATATTCTTGACCGTATCTCGTTTTTGATACTTTCTTAAGGTCGTTATTCTTATATGAGTAACCAAATGAAACGCCATTCGTCGTGATGCTTGTTGATTTTCCGATAAAGATAGAGGCTAGTTCGCAATAGCCGAGAGTCGATGTTAATACTATTCGCCAGAACCTGTAAGACTCTGTAGCGGCAAACTCTTTTATTCCTATTCCGAAAACAGAATCAAAAGTTAAGGTTGTGCTAAATGCTGGCGCCCCCCAGGAATCCGTGGCATTTCCTTCAATGGTACATGTCGCGAAGCCAAAACCATTGCGCCAGTTATCAGACACGACAACAGAATCAACGTCCTCGATTGATCCCATGTCAAAAACAATGCTGTCTGAGTTTGTCGTTGAGCGAAAGACCTTAGTTCTAAAATCGTGCTGTAAATTGCTTATAGGATATTGAGAATTCACCGTCGATGGAACGATCGAGGCAGTTTCTACTAAATTGTTATAAAAGAACTTGATCATGCCGCGCTGAATCCTTCTTGAATCGCCGTTCTATTGGCTCTTGCAATTTCTTTGTTATCTATTTGAATAATTATAGGCTGTGCGAGCATTGCCGCAACGTCACCGCCGTCACTGTTGCCGCCGTTGTTAATGTTGTCGAATAAGTTTCTTTGCTGTGAAGCGTTTAAGATCATTTCTCCTGAGCGAACAGAAGCGATTTGATTATCACTACCCATTGACGAGCCTTGAAAGCCTCCGACGACTCCGCCTGTTGCGAATCCACCAATACTTTGTGCGGCTATAACACCGAGAGAGAGTCCTGTATTTACCGAGATTAAGGCGTTCATAGCCGCTAAATTTAGCCCGAAAGTCAGCCCCCCTGTTGGTATAGAGGCCACCGCTGCCGCCGCCGCCGCCGCCGCCCTCGCTTGTCCGTCAGCAACAAGAACCTGTCCAGCCGCCGCCGCCTTGCCTAAAGCAAAACCAACCACAGTCTGTTTCCCTGATATAGCATTTATAAGATTTCCCGTATTTGCAGCGAGAGATATCGATTGCTTTGCGCCCATTTGCTCAAGCTTTTGCCTAGCATCTTCCCTTTTTCTCATCTCTTTGCCGTAATCGTCCTCGGCCTTCCTGAAAACCTTTAACTTTTCTGCTTGAATTTTCTCTTCTTCGATAGCGGCATTTCTCGCGCTCGTTGTCTTGTCCGCGTCCGCTTGGAGCTTTCTTGCTACTGATGCCGCCGTTGCTTCGTCCTCTAGCGCTTGAGCCTCTTGTTTTGCTGTTACCAGTAGGCCAAATCTTTCAAAAGCGTCCGCAAGCTCTTCCATGTCCTGATCTTTTCGACCGAAAAAAGAATTGTAGAGTGTGCTGTCTTTATTCTTGGCCATTCTTTCTTCAATGATTCTTATTTCTTCTTGAACACCGACGAGCGCCTCTTTTGTAGCCGTCACGCCTGCCCCAGCCTCTCCCGTAAAGAAAGAAGACCAGAACTTAGTCGGGGTAACAACTAACACGTCCGCTATTGAGCTTAGCGTCTTCGTTAATGCTGGCCCGTTTTCTTTGAAGGCCGTTGCCATTCCTTGTAATGCTTTAGTTATCTCCACTGCCGATGAGATTAATGCTGGTTTAAAAGCCTTTCCCATTTCTCCTTGGAGATTGAAAAAATTGTCATCAAGAGTTGATATAACGCCAGAAAGGGTTAATGATTGCGCTTGCATACCATTAAAAAATGTCCCGCCCTTGCTTGTTAATTTAGTTAATGCTTTTCCAAACTCATCAAAAGGTATTTGTCCTTTAGATACAGCGTCTCTGATATTTCCCATCGACACGCCAGTAGAATCCGAAAGCTCTTTGAATATATTTATACCCCTGTCTGCAAATTTATCTAGCTCTATAAGAGTTAATTTTTGCGATGCTTGTAATCTACCAAAGGGAATTGTTAATTCTGAAATCTCCGCGCCTGCGCCGGCGGCAACGTCTCCAAGTTGTTTTAATGTCGGGATAATATCTTCTTGCGCTACGCCAAAAGATAAAAGCTGTCTTGTTGATGTAGCAAGTCCTGGCAATTGGAAGGGTGTGTTTGCTGCAAAATCTTGAAGTTCTGCAAGCTGGGCCTGTGCCGCTTTCGTGGATCCGAGCATGGTTTTAAATTGAGTCTCGAATACTTCTAGTTCTTTTGCGGCGGCAACCGTTCCCGATATTGTGTTAGTTAAAACAGAAAACGCCTTGCTCACGCCTATCGCCGCTATGTTTCCAGCGAATGAAGAAAAGGCGGCGCTCATTTGCTTGCCAGACTTTACGGCCTCGTCGCCCATTTTATCTGTTGCGCGAGTAACCTTCGCGATTGCGGCCAGGGCCTGTTTTTCTTCGACGGTTAATTGAATTGAGACTTCATTTGCCATATTTTACTTTCTCTTGAATGATTCCATCTTTTTTTCTTTCTCGGACTGTTGTTCCATTAGTAAATTTTGCACTAATTCCATTGATTCGACAAATTTAGACGGTAAATCGTAGTAACTACCCTCGTAAGGAAAGATGTTTTCTCTCCATTTTCCCGCATATCTTATTAAATCCATAGCTTTATAATTAAAAAAGTTACCTATGCACTTGGAGTAGACTATTTTCGGGTAATCAGACATTGAAAAGCTGGGTAAATAAACAAGTTTAGGGTCTATCTTTCCGTCACAGCCTAGTCGCGCCTGGTGTTGAATTAATCTGTCTGGCAATAATGGAAATTTCTTATTACAGTCCGAACAATTGAAATTCAGGTCAAATGTTGACGTAAAGGTTGAAACTATTGAAATATAGTCGTCATTACTTAGTCGAGAATATTCATCTACCTTTTCACGTATTAAGTTAACATGAAAAGGCGCTTCGCCTAGTTTTTCAATCCTCCGAAGGGGATTACTTCCAACTTCACGCCCTTTAACGGCTTATTGGTCAAGAGGTCAAGAGGCTTCTTGCTGATTATGTTTTCTTTTAACGGCTGAATAGCATGGTAAAATTCTGCGCCTAGTGAGAGTGTGAATAATTCACTAACGCAATCGTCTGTCAGGTTTTTTGAAAGCGGTTCAAATTCTAGTTTATAATCCTCTCCACTATTCATTTTTACGCCATCGATACCCTTGACCGCGTACTTCATGTAAGCGACAGAGGAAAGAAGAATGTCTCTAACCTCAACACCTGATTCCATTTTCCTGAACGAATCGACTTCATTGAGTTCAAATATCGATAAAGGCTTTAAGGTAAACGTGATTTTCCCTAGTGTTAACTTAATTCTGTCTTTCATTGATAAGATTGTTGGCATTAGCTCTCTCCTTTTATATTTATAAATTGCTCACATTTTCCATTATAAATAGAAACCTCTTTCAGAGAGCACCCCGACTCTGACCCATCTTTGCAGTTAAACAGGTTTCTTTCGCAGTCAAACGAGCAACACTCAAGCCTTGTCATTTGTAATTTTTCTAGTGCTTCTATGTCTAGTTTAAATTTTACTTCTCCGCGCGCCATAACTAATCCCCCGTGTTTTCTATAAGCATAACGAAAAAAGCCCCGTAAAACGAGGCTAATTTCTTAATAATTTAACTTTTTTTTAGATGAATGACATAAATATCGAATCATTCCCTGCGCTTCTATGTGCCTTAATCTCAAGAGCATCTGTCGCAAGTCCGTTAGCGTCTCCTGTAGGGTGTGCTGTGATTTTCCCTTGTGGAATCCAAACTGCTACAGCTTCCGAAAATTCTCCAGCTGTTGCTGATGGATTAAAGGCGTAAAAGAAAACCGATGTGTCAGCGTTATTTTCCCATGCCGTGTAAGTCGCAAAGGTAGTGTCGTCCATATAAGGATTAGCTGAGAAGGAAACCTTTTGACCGATCACTCTGTGTCCCTGTTTTCCAGAAGCTAAGCAAGCGTCTGATATGGGAGATGTTTCGTTTTCAATGTTCAATGACAATTCTGAATAAGAAAGCTTAGCTCCACCTATCCAAAGGCAAGCCTCAAGTGTTACCGGAGGCAATGCGTCAGCCGTAAAGTCTGGCGTATAAGATTGAGTATCATTTGATCGGGCTATGTCTTGTCCCACGATTGCTGATGTGAATGTCGGAATGGTTCCAACTGTCCAGTTTTCGATTGAGCCACTTGTGACCTTTAACCCGTCCGCTTGGTCTTGTATCTCGTTCCCGATGTTGTATTCTGCCGAGAAAGAAATAGCGTTTGCTGTGTCGTGGTAATAAGTTCCTACTGCCGCTACAGTAACTCCGTCAGATGGTGCGCCGTTATCTAATGCGAAAGGAAAAGTGATTGTCGTTGAAGTGACCGCTGAAATTGGCCTAACCTCAAATGCTCCGGCCTCTTTAACTAATACGCTGTCACCTTTTAAAAATGGGTGAGATGTGAAAGTTAACACTGTCGAACTCGCGCCCGTTGTAGTGTTCGCTGTCGCCGCCGTTCGTCTACCTCCGAGCAATGATCTCAATTGTATATCTAGCGATTGAGGATAACCACCTTCTGTCGCCGATGCTCTAAGTTCAACAGGAATCGACCCGCTAACTTCTGGAACACCTGTTCTTGAGGCTTCACTTTCTACAGTCCCGCCTAAAGTATCTCTTGCTAGTTCTTCTGTATTTTTTACTAATTCGAGTCCACTTGAAAGACATTCAATATAGTCTGTGGCAGCCGCCGCGGGAACGTAATTTCCTTCTGTGACCTCTGCCTTTAATGCGATCGAACTCTCATTATGTACTACTACTGCCATTTTATACCCCTTTTATGTTGTTGCCTTTCTATGTTTGACTATAAAGTTTGCTTTTACACTTATTGTATTTTCACTTATTTTGATTGGTTCGTCTAATGACAGGCTTTCAACGACTAAAACCGTTGCCGCTATTCCCAGCTTGGACGAGGCGAAGTCGAGAAATATTGTCTCAATATCGTCATAAATTGCTTTTATTGCTGTGTCCTCTTTCGAGTCGTCGCTTCTGTTTACATAATTTTCGGTTAATACGACAAAGAACGATTGATTTAATGTTACCGTTCGATGCGTTCCCTGTTCCCAATCTGCCGAGCCTGCGCCGAACCCATAAGCCGATTTCTCTGACCTTGAATTATTAAGCTCTAAGTCGTAAGAATATTTTAACTTAGTTCGACCAGTTGCCAGCGCTGTGATTCTTGTTTCAATAGCGTTTAATATTAACGTCTGGTTAGAACTCATCGCCTAAGTAGCCTTCCCGTGGCGCTTGCCAAGGTTTCGGAATCGTCATTAATCCCGTCATCATCTAGGTCTAGGTCAAGGTAAAATGTCTTAATTGCCGTGGCATATAGACCCATAAAATACTTAGATTTTTCCATCTCAACGTCTCCCTGTGTATCTTGTACAGAAAGAAAGATTTTTGATAATGCCAAATAAGTGGCGGCGAGTTTTATTTGACCCATTTCCAATATGTCGAAGGCCGTAATATCTTTCGCTTTTCCAGTGGCAAGGGATTCTTTATAATGACCACTATTTCTTAAGTGTTGAATAATATGATCTCTAGCCGCGACATGGGTCAGTATATGAGAAGCTTCCCCGCTTGGGAGATAGTTTGACGCCTCGAAATACTCTCGCTTCAAATCCTGATCGTCTGAAAAAACAATATTTATTCCATTTATTACCGTTGCAGAATGAGTCACAGATGGCCTGAATCGATACCAGTATTTTGTTAGCGAATCAACCGCCACACTTTCCTCGCTCGTTTGATTTCTATCCCACTGAATAAAGCCGGATCTCGTTAGCGATGATGTTTCGTCATATAAACCAGAAAGCGCGACCCATGTTGTGCCGTTGTAAAACTCTCCCGTGAATGTTCCCGCGTTTAGGTTAGCCGTTCCGAGTTCCACATAGAACACGTTAACAGGCTTATAGAATCCGACATATAAATAAGATGTTGAACTATTCAAGGTGACTGTAAATGTATCCCTGTCATAGTCTAGCGCCTCTGTTGAATAATCAGAGAAGGAACTGTTCGCATCGTCGAATACCGATAGTTTATTTTTAGTTCTTAACATATTAATTCCTTTTGTATTCTAATAGACTAAATCTTATGGCGGCAACTGTAGCATTCGTGTCTGTGTCCGCCGTAAAATAAAGCACGTCCGCAGGAGATAACTTAAAGCCGATAGGAGGCTCAACTGTGACAGTGTTTTCAACTCCTGTATCAATAACAGTTCTAAAGACTTCAAACCTAGTATTTATTAGTCGGTTGTACACATATCCTTTTACATTCACCCGTGGAGACCCCCCACCCGAAATTTTGTTTACATTTAGCCAGATGTCTTTGGCTACAGCGTCACTATTAGAATCAACATGAAATATCGATTGCTGAGTCACTGACCCCATAGCAGGGAGTCCCGCTTGAATAGTTCCTGCTCCAGTTGATGTAACCGATATGGCGTTAGTATTCCATGTAGCACCACCGTTGGACGATACCGCTATTCTATTTATACCAAGACCTGTAAACGATGTTATGTCT